GTGAACTCGTGGTCCTCGATCTCCTGGATGTCCTTCACCGAGTTCTCCTCGATGATCTTGGTGATGGGCATCTCGTACGCGAGAAGCTCCTGCTCGGTCTTCTGGAAGACCTCGGAGCTGATCGTGTAGAACCCGATCTCCGCCTTGGGGCCGCGGATGAAGCGTGCCGTGGGGGTGCCACGGAAGTCCATCGTCATGGCCTTGGACTGGGGCTCGATGTCCACGATCTTCACCAGCGTGTCGTGGTTGACGGAGCGCTGGCAGTCCGTGCGGGTCACCTGCTCCGGCGGAAGGATCTTCCGTGTGAACGAAACCTCGCGAAGACGGTCGCGGATGTACGAGCCACCGTACTCTGCGAGCTTCTCCTTGGTGTCGCTCGAGCCGAGCTTGGTGCTGAACAGGTCGTTGAGAACGCGTGCCGGAACACTCATGTGAGTTGCCTCTTTCCTTTCCTGATGGTTCCGGTTACTGCGCGTAACCCGTCATGAACCGGAGTTGTCCACCGTTGCTGGTGGGGAGACGGGTGACGTACCCGACGATGGGGTCCGTGTCGGAGCCCACACCGCCGTGACCGACGAGCCCGCTGAACGAGCGGGAGCTGAACGTGACCGTCGCGACCTTGAGGGGCTGCATGGGGGTCGTGATGGCCGCTCCGCCGTGAACGACAGCCGCCGCATCGAAGATGCGGGTATCGAACTCGTAGAAGCCGCCGAAGAGGAACGTCACCTTGTGCAGCGACATCGCCTGGGTGTCGTAGCGCCCCTTCTCGACGAAGACGGGGAAGCTGCGAACCGTCGCGTAGTCGGGCACCGGAGCCGCCACATCCGGCGTAGCGCGGATGATCTGGTAGCTCGTGTTGATGGTGACCCACTCGCCGTCGACGAGTGCGATGGCGTTGTTCGGGTTGCAGAGCGTCCCATCCGCAAGCGGAAGCGAGCGGCGGTTGACCTCCAGGATGCTGGTGACGGGGGTGAAGTTGATCTTCTGCAGAGTCGACATGACGTAGCTACTCCTTGGTGGTGGGTGGGTCTGTCAGCCGACAGTACCGAGGATGAACCTCTCGAAGTCCGTGGTGCCTTGTGCGATGCCCTCCAACGAATCAGAGGTCAGCGACGCGACCTTCATCCCCATGTCGGGACCGACGAGGTCCACGCCCTGCTCGATGGCATCGGGCTTCTCGGGGGTTGTCTCCGCCAGCTTCTCGAGGCGGTCGGCAAGGACCTCAACAGAGGTGTCGAGGTCGATGCCCTTGTTGTGCATGTTGTGCGCGAGCTTCTCAGCGCGGTCGCGAGTCTCACGCGCAGCGAGCTTGCTCTGCAGTTCGTGAATGACTTCCTGCTGAGAGCGGAGGGTGGTCGCAGCGTCAGACATGACTTCCGCGAACTGGCTGGCTGATGTCTTGTCCATGGTCTTCCTCACGCCCCCTGCTTGCTGGGGTCTGCGTTGATGCCTTCGATGAGGTGGCTGAGAAGAACACGGGCTGCCGCAGTCCTCACCGGGCCACCCGCTTCGGCACTCGCGAACTTGGTGCCAGCCTTGCCCGTGTTCTCGAGGACGTCACGCAGCGTGCTGTCGTGCGCCATGCTGAGCGCCGGCTCGTTGAAGTACTTCCCGAGCTCCGCGCGACGTGGGCCGTGCGACTGCCCCTTCGTGTAGTTCTGGGCAGCCTCGTTGCTGCCCACGAGAGAGGTGGGACCCTGGGGCGCACCGCCAACAGGCTCACCGCCAGGCTGACCTGCGGCGCTGGTGTCCGGGGGAACCGCTGCACCGGCGGAGATCTGCGCCGGGTTGATGGCATCCTCCGCGACCTTGGCGATGTGCTTCCGCATACCGTCGACAAGGCCCGCCATCTTTGCGGCGGCCTCCTTGTTCTCGGGCTCGGACTCGTGGGCCTTTTCGGCTTCCTCCAGGCCCTTCTTGGCCTTGTCCATGCCCTCGGTCTCCTTCTTCTCCGCCTCCGGGCTTGCGAGCTTGGCGCGGATGAGGCTGAGGGCCGAACCCCGCTTCTCCGAGACGATGTTCTTCGGCATCTCCTTGTGGAGCTGCGGCGCATCGTTTTGGGTGTTCGCCATCTGCGTGGCGCCGTGCTCGGTGGGCATCGCCTTCTGCTCACCGGGATTCTTGGGGACGATGTTGACGCCCTGACCGTGGTGATCCTTGAGCGTCGCACCGCCCATGGCCTCGGAGACACCCGGGGGATTGGTCACCTTTGACTCGACAATGCTGGATGCCTCCTTACGCAGGAGGTCCGCCCCGTAGTCGAGGGCAGCGGCGAGCTTGGTGACGGCTTCGTCATCGATGTACGCGAGCGCCGAGGCCATCTTGCCTCCACACGCGCACTTCTCCTTGCCGCACTTCTCGCACTTCCTCTTGCTTTCACCGGCGGTCTTCACCGCCTGGAGCTGTGCCTCCGTGGTGACGCGGACGCGCTCAGCGGTCTTGGCCACCGCCGTCTTCACCATCGAACTCAGACTCGCGCGACCTGCAAGGCTTCCCATGGACTCTTCTCCGTGTGCCAACTTCGGCAGCATCTCAGCACCCCGAGGGGGCGCACTCTTCTGTTCGCTTGCTCCCGCATCCGGAACGGTGGGGAGACCGGTATTCACGCGCGAGTAGTTGGTCCGAGGCCCCATGCCTGCGGGCCCGCGCTTTCCGGGTGCCAGTGTGGGTTCGATGCTGGGTGTGGGGAGAGGGGCGGACGCGCTCATGCCCGTCGATGAAGGCATGGGGTTCTCCCCCGTCTTCACCAGCTTGAGCATGTTCACGGCCGTCCATCTCCCTTCTCCTTCAGGTCGCTGCCGGGTCGTTCCAGGTGACGGGGTATCCCGCAGTCTCGAGGATCTCGAGAGCGCGGATGTCGACGCCGACCTGGTAGTTGGGGGCCGAGGCGACCTTCTCGCTCTCGCCGAGGAGGCCGAGCTCGAGGACGGCGGCGACCTTGCGGCCTGCCTCCTCGACGTCGAAGGTGCCGTCCGCGGCAACCATCTCGACTGCGCGCTCCGCGCCGAGCTCGTCGAGAGCCGACGCATGCTTCTTGTGGTGGTGCGCAGCAGCTGCTCCCGCGCCCGCCGCGGCAACACCGCCGGCGACAGCCGCTCCGCCAACCGCCTTGGCGTGGCCGGGCTTCATGTTGTGGGTGCCGACGCCGGTGGCCTTCTCGGTGATCTTCTTGCCGAGGTGCTCGAGGCCCTTGCCTGCCTTGCCGGCAGCACGACCAGCCGCCGCGCCCACAGCGTGCGCGCCGTGGCGAACTGCTTCGCCGGCGTCGTGCGCCGCCATGTGCGGGCCCTTGCCCGTGAGCTTCTTGAAGGCCTCAGCAGCACCGGCCTCCTTGATGTAGCCGCGCTCCTGCTCGAAGGAGTGCGCCATGACGCGCCCGAGGTAGTCGGCCTTGGCGATGTCCGCGGCCATCGCGGTCTTCTCCGCGAACTCCGCAGCAGCCGCCGCGTGCTTCTTCTCCTCTTCCTTCTCCTCCTCTTCCTTCTCCTCTTCCTTGGGCGGCTCGTGGGCCGGCTCCTCCGAGGCGAGCTTGAACTCCCCGTAGAGAGTCTGGATTTCCGCGTCGGACATTGAGTTCAGATCGATCTGCTGTTCACTGGCGATCTTCAAGAAGAGCTCGACGGAGGCAACCTTCTCGGCCTCTTCATCGATGTCTGCGCTAGCCTGCTTGGTGCCGTAGAACTGCGCGAGAGACTCATTCATCTGGGGTGCGGTAGCGGGCATCAGACTTCTCCAGTAGGCACGGGCCGAGTGTTCGAGGGTGTTCCCTCTACTGCCGTTGCGACGGTGTCAGACGGTACACCAACTTCATCCCAGTAGGCCAGTTTGAGGTAGCTCGCTGAGAGGGGCGTGAACAGTGAATCAACACTGACTGACGCCAGCTTACGCGTCTGTGCCGTCTTCGCCAACTGCGAAGAAGAAACAAACTCTTGGGCGTGAGCGACGAGATCCATGATTCCAGTTCGATACCCGTTGTAGGCAGCTCCTATCTTACGCAGCGAGACTGAAGGAAGGGAAGAAGTCGAGGCGCGCTTCTCTTTCGGTGTGTCGCCCGTCAATAGGATTCGTTGTTCTACTTGTGGTCCGAAGGCAGAACGTTCTGCGAGAAGGGGCAGCAGTAGATGCGCCAGCGTTTCCGAGAAGAACTGCGGACCCATAGGTACATCGAGCGTGTCATCCGTTTTAGGGAAGACCGTTCCTTTGCGCTCTAGCTCGTTCGCGAGAGGACGTTGTCCCATCTGAATGAGGATGATGCGCTGGAACTCTCGCGGCCGGAGAACCATCCCCAGGCTCGTAGGAGTAGAGAGCGCTTCCTCGAGGGGAGAATCCGCCAGAATGTCGAGGATGTCCTTCGGGATATCACGCTCGTTCGAGGTGAGAACAGGCACCGCCTTGGCTGCGAACTGACTCGGCAGAACGTCCTTGACGATCTCGGCACCCTTGTCTTTGGCACCCTTGAAGAGCGCAGCTGCGAGCTTGTCGCCCTCTGGGATGGACTCGTCATAGCCCAACTTCTCTGCGAGCTCGGCACCACCCATGAGGAAGTATGACTTCCCCTCACCGGCGATCTTCATCATCACCTTGGCGGTCTTGTCGGCACCGATGAAGACGAAGCTGATGTCGAAGAAGCGCGGGTAGTCGTTGAAGACGAAAACCTTGCGTCCATCCGGAAGAATCCGATTCAGGTTCTTCCTGGTGAACTCGTCGTAGTCGTTACGTGTGATGGACACACCAGGGATGCCGTGGCCCGTGCGCTTCTGAAGCGCCTTGTGGAACTCGAGGACTGCGTCGCCTGGAGAGCGATGCCGCTTCTTGTCGAAGGTGGCCTGCGCCTTCCGGTACATGTCCCAGTCTAGGGTGATGGACGACGTGTCGAACGGAACACGTGTACCCATCGAGACATCGACGAACTGCCCGGCGTGTAGCTTGTCCCACACCCCGATGCCACCGAACTGCTGGCACTTGTCCTGGTCGACACGCACCACGAGCTCGACGCGCTTCATGCGCGGATGCCACGCAGCGAGCTCCACCTCACCGAACGCGCGCTTCGCATCCTTGTTCCGATGGTGAGCGAACGGGTGCGCGTTGTAGAAGGTCGGGAACCCGTAAGCCCAGTCCTTCGCCTTGATCTTGTCGAGAAGCGGGTTGCCGGTCCAGTCATCCGGCTTGTGGATGAGAGACTCCTCGGTGAAGGCGTCGCCGTTCACGTTAGAATTGTGCACGGCGAAGCCGCCCGCTGTGTACGACGTATCCTCTGACACCTGCAGGTCGTACACGGACAGCGCGACAGCGCGTCGCTTCAGTTTCGTGACTGCCGACAGAATGAAGCCACCCGGATGTATGTAACTCTTCGAGCAGGTTTTCTTACCACGCAGCTGTGCCCCACCAACCAGCAAGTCAAACACAGGCTTACCGGTGTGCCAGGTCGCCTTCGTGTTGTGCCGTCCACTGATCGAAGACACGATACCCAGACGCGCCAGAAGCAGGCGCATGCCACGCAGTAGTGCCTCTGAGGCCGACACGCAGGTGTTGCTGCCTGCGCCCTTGGCCCCGACCTTGGCGGTACACCCGTCACCACCGGCATACGCGAAGAAGAACTCACGCTGCCACGCACGCGGCATACGCAGCAACTCCTCGCTGAGGCACTTGCGCTCCGCGCCTCTGCCGATGTGCATCGCACACGCACCAGCGAAGGCCGACCACGTCAGCTCTACGCGTATGGAGTGCGTCTTCTTGTTGTGTGTCTCGCACACGGCATGCCCGTACTGCGCCGCTACGGTACGCACGCGCATGAGCGTGTCGATCTCCGTCTCGCCGATCACAAAGATGACCTTGGCGAGCGGGCGCTCCCCACCAGCATGCCTCGGACTTCCGTCTCGCTTTGTCCTGGAGCACTTGCTGATGCACCCCTCAGCAGCGTACAGCCCGAACAAAAAGGCAAGGTCCTGGTTGGCCCAGACTGTACCCATGGCCTGCGGAGACTCTTCCAGCGGGAAGGGCTCCGAAACCATGTCCCCTGGGCGTAGGTCCTCGATGGGAACCCACTCGAACGCCAGGCCACCCAACATGCGCTCACGACGCCACTCAACAGGCACGCACCTGTCTGCACGGTAAACAAGGTCGCGTCTCTTTGTCCGGAACTCCTCACGCGGAACAACCCACAGCTCGTGGTTCGGTGTCGCAGACAGAACAGGGCTAAGTTTGGGCAGCCCGCACACGGACAGGTCCACCAGCTCTCCGGTGAAGTCTTTGACCTGTACCCCCTCCACCACGCGCCAGCGATTGCGGTGTGTCAGCACCTGCGTGCCGATCGCTACCTGCTCGATCAGCATCGTACCGGCACGCGTCTGTACTGCAGTACCGGCAGGGAAGCAGCCCCACGTTTCGCTTGCCCCCATCGCGTTGACGAGGACGTACTGCGAGTTCTTGCTGGGCTTCAGCGACGCGATGTACTGCGACACCTCCGGCAGAAGCGTGGGTGCCGCTGTCTTCTCGAACACCGCATCGGATGGACCGAAGAGGGGGAACGTATGGATCCCCGTCTCGTCCTCCCCACGGAATAAGGCGACCTTCAGCATGACGCGTCAGCGAGAAACGTGGGCCTTCGGCCCGGAGCGCTGAACCGGAGCTGCCTCCCACATCTGCGAGCGGTCCTTGAAGGGACGACCTGCTGCTTCTCCTGGTCCTTCTTGCGCTTCTTGGGCCCGGTACGCCTGAATGCGTTCGTTGCTGCGCCCGAGCTCTTCCCTCACTTCTCCAAAGCCGTCACCGCCAGATCGGCGCACGGGCTTGTTCGCGCGCATGAAGCCGACGGGATCCTTGAAAGGCTTGCCGCCACCCGGAGATGCCATACCCTTCTGCGCGCCCTGCATCATCGCAGACCCGATTCCTTGTGAGACGTGCGTGCCTCCGCCCAGCATCTTGTGTCGTGCATCGAGGGCATGTGTGACAATCTCACCGACTCCTGCCTGGTTGCCCACCATCCGGCGCATGTATGCGCCTGCGACAGTAGGATCCGCAGAGAACTCAGGTGCGAACGTGCGCAGCGTAGAGAACATCCGGTTCACAGCGCGGGGATCGTCCTGGTGCATCTGACGGATGTCGTCGTTCTCCTCGAGCATGCTCTTGAAGTCACGAGACTTGGTGGCCGCGTCATAGATGGCGTGCCCCGCCATGCCAACGGCAGCAATGGCGCCGGCACCAAGAGCGGCAGCTCCTGCACCGACGACGCTGTTGGCGATGTTCTTCGGAGCCATCACCGCCTTGGCCGCCTGGCCGAAGGCCTGTCCGTACCCAGCGGCCTTCTTCTCGAGGTACTCCGTCAGCGGGTTCTCACTGGCCATTCTGGATTCTCCACTCGTGTTCTTGCTGCGCCTGAGTGCCGGGGACCTGCTGAGCAACGGTGCGAACCGTGGCGCGTGCCGCGCGCGCCGGAAGGCTGGGGCTGTTCTGGTAGTGGGTGTACGCCTCGTTGGCTGCGATGCCGGCAGCCAGATGCGGCGCGTACTTCGTGGCGGCTCCTGCGAGAGTGCCGGCGAGCGGGTGGATGTGCTTGGAGACCGCCTTGTCCACGGCGCCACCCGCTTCCGCTGCAGCGCCCGTGATGCCCTTGATGACCTTGCCCGCGGTGGAGTCGGCCTGCTTGAGGATGCCGGTGAGGCCGTTGTGGTTCGCGACCACATCCTTCCGAACCTCGCGCGCCTCGGCGAGCTTGCCGAGAATCCCGCAGAAGTCCGCGAAGTCGACGACGAGCTCGTGCTCGGGGTTCACCAGGCTGCCCTGGCTGGCCACCTTGTCGAGGGAGGAAAGCATCTCCTCGCCACCGTGAAACACCCCCTCGCGCAGGAGGCGTGGAGTGAACAGTTCGAAAGCGACCTTGATGTACTCCTCCGAAGGGGCCACGCTCTCCCAGACCTGCATGATCTGTCCAAGCGAGACGTTGTTGAGCGCCGCCTGCTTCACGTGGTGGTAGACCTGATCGCCGCACTCGGCGTACGCAACCTCGAGGCCGCTGATCTCAGTGAGAAGATGATCCGCTGCGCCGGCGAGCTTGTCACGCAGGTCGATGATCGGGCCGTACGGGTTGGCGAAGGGCTCCTCCACCTCGGCTTCCTTGACCCCGAACGCTTCGCGCAGAAGCGCATCGTCCTCATCTGCCGAGGCCGTCTTCGTGTGGCCCCCATGGGAGGGGGGCGAACTGTAGTCGAGCGTGCCGCGGTCGAAAACAGAACCACCGCCCCCGGAATTGAGGTCCTTGAGGATCTCGGACACATCGGCGGGTCCGCCCTCGAACTCGATGACTCGGTGTGCTGACCCTTCCTTCTTGAACTCGGTCAGGAAGGCCGACGTGTTGGCGAACTCCACCACCCGCTTCACCTGCTCGGGGGACAGTTGTGCCTGCTTCACGATCGAGGTCACCGCCTCGGTGAGCGTTGGGTAGACTGCCTTCTCCCAGTCTGCCGCGGCCTTCTTCCCCATCAGCTCGAGGTGTTCGCCGGAGACGGGGTGGGCGTGCGTCTGCTGGAGACGGGCTTGTGTCGGCATCTCGCTCATGCTTCAGAGTGTACTGCACCATCTCGCCGATTCACAACCCGAGGAATCATGCCGAAACCCGAACCAAGTGAGTACGTGACCAGGGACGAGGCAGCCGAGCTCCTGGGGGTAGGAGCCGACACCATCACTCGGTGGACAAAGACGGGCCGACTTGTGTCGACTTCGCTGGAGAAGAGCGGGCCCAAGGGCGGACGCCCTCGCGTTCTCTACAAGCGGGTGCACATCATGGAGATGGCGACACTTCTCGCCAACGAGCCCGACATGGCGCAGACGCACGCGCTTGTTCTGAGGAACGCCGCGTCTGTCTCCACCCTCGAGCGGAGGGTCGACGAGATCTTCGACGCCATGGGCCTGGGCATCGCCTCACTGCCGACGGACGAGAGCTCTGTCCGCGCACTGCTCCAAGAGACCGACTACTCCCCGGACCGACAGCAGCTGCGAACAGTTGCGTGGGTACGTCTGTGGGGCTCCCGCCTCTTCGGCATGAACACCTTCTACTTCGAGCTCGCAGAGCGAGTGCGGCCGGATGCCTGGCAGTGCTACGTCGGCTTCGGGGACCTCATCGAGTACCGCGCTCACGACCTGATCAAAGAGACTATCCAGAACAATCCAGAGCTCACGCGCGCGTACAAGTATCTCGCCGCGGCGAAGCGGCACCTCCACTACCAGAGCTTCATGTACTGCGTGCAGCACCACGGCTTGAAGGCGGCCGTCGCTCAGCTGGGTCGCCCACCGAACGCCATCGCAGAAGTCTCTGCGCTGCTGATGAACTAGCCCTGGTTCGTCGGTCCGCTCCAGGTGGAGCGAAGAGGACCCACACCTGGGCGCTCGCGGTTCGGCGCGATGATGTCGGGGCGCGGGAACTTGAGCATCGAGGCGAGGAAGCAGTAGAGCACTGCGTGCATCGTGTCGTCGGGGCGATCAGGGCGGTGATCGTACTGGAGCATCCGAAGCGTGTTGTTGTACTTCGCGAAGATGTTCAGGAAGTCCGTGCCGTGCGGGTCCTCGAACTCGTCCCAGTTCGGGAACTCGATCTGCTTGCGCTTCACCGCGTTGAAGAGATCGCTCATCACCTCCGTGCGGACCGCCATGTAGCGGCGGAAGCCGGGGTGGAAGTAGAGCTTCTTCTTGCCGCGCGGGAGGTACTGGTACTTCCAGATGCGCTTCGGTCCGAAGAGGCGCGTTAGGTAGTCGTTCGGGTGGAAACCTCCGCCGTAGTCGACGCCCACCAGGAGGACGTTGAAGTACTGCAGCATCTGCGAGATCTTCGCGAGCTGCGGCTCGGGATTCACATCCTCTCCGGTGAAGCGGTGCGCGTAGAAGATGCGGAACCTGTTGCCGATGTACGTGCCCAGGACGAGCACCGTGTACGTGTTCTCTCCTGTGCCCCAGTCGATGCCTGCGAAGACCGGCTGCCCCGCGCTGAGCGCCTTGTACTTCGCCAGGCTGTGCGAGAGCATCGAGCCGCCCGTGCAGCACTCAACAAGCTGCTGACGAGTGAGGGGACGCAGGCCGGAGTCGTACGAGATGCCGAGCACCTCGTTGTGGAACCGCGCGCGGTCATAGCGCGTGTAGTCCAGCATGATCTCCTGCCAGGACCGCCACGGCACCATCAGCTGGGGGATGCGGTAGCTCTCGAAGATGCCCTTCGACTGGAGCATCGCCCACTGCGCATCGGGGTGCGCGGGGTCGATGAGCTTGTGGCACTTCTCGCAGGAGAGACCCTTCTTCTGGATGTTCGCCTCACCGAGGATGTTCCAGTAACGGCCGGTCTCTCCGCCATGGTGATCACAGGGGACGACCCACTCCCCCATCGTCGACATCGGGGTGCCGTCCTTCGACGTCCCGCTGCGGTAGTACTCGATGGAATTGTCCAGACCCTTGGGTGTGCCGGCGTAGATGAAGCTCTTCCACTTGTCGTCGGCATGGCTGACGGCCTGCTCGATGACAGGGATGTTGTCCGAGAGGATGTCTTGGATCTCATCAATGCAGAGACGCCAGGCTGAGATGCCTCGGATACGGTCGGCGTTGAGGAAGGCGTAGCGCAGTGTGATCTTCGAGCGGTTCACGAACTGCTTCTCGAAGACGTTCTGCTGGAGGAGCGTTGTGGTGAAACCCTTCAGGACGTCGCTGGTCTCGAGAGGTTCCTTCAGGCGGTCGACCGAGAAGGTCTTGGTCTGCGTCGCCGATGGAGAGACGTACAGCGTGCGGTACCCAGGGACCATGCACGAGTACGCGACCGCAAGATTACCTAGTGCTGTCGAGTTATGCGTGACAATTCCATCCACCAGAAAGTTGTGGTGCTCCGCTACCTCGAAATCCACACATGGAAGACTCTCGATGGGCTCAACTGTCTCAACCTCGTCCCAGTACACGTCAGTGTCTAGGTGCCAGGACAGTTGCTCCACCAAGGTCGGGTCGTATGCGTCGTCGCGACGAAAGAAGTCCACGTACTCTTGTAGCTTCCGCTTCGAGGGTGGGTACTTCAGAGTCTCTCGCAGCCCCGCGCTGCGCAAGCTACCCGTGTGCGCATTACGGCCACTGCGTTGACGTGGATTGCTGCGGATGATCTGGCGCAGTAGCGCGTTGATCTCGATAGGATAGGTATCGCGGTTGTTGTTTTCTGCTGCGTCTGGCAGCCCCACGCCCTCTGACTTCCCTAGCGCCCCAATCTGCTGCAGGAAGATACGCACCGCAGATGCCGTCTCTACGCGCAGGATGTAGGCCAGGCGTGCAGGGTCTCCGTTCTTGCGGACATACGACGGTTGGTTCTCTCTGCTGGTTGTCGGCACGCCGAACTTCCAGAGTAGCGCCTGTACCTGGCGTGCAAGCACACTGGAGGTAGAGCAGTACTCTAGGGAATATTTCGACGGAGTGTCCTTCTTCACGTGTCCGTCGGTAGCCCACAGCCGGTTGAGGAACAGCGCAGTGTCCTCCCGGCTTAGGTCAAACACCCAGGTCGGAATCTCCTTCTCATAAGAGTACTTGCCGTCGAGCTGATCCTCCCGCATCCACGCGTACAGCGGACCGTTCTTGTGTATGAAGAGCTGCGGCGTGCCCTCTCGATCGGTCTCACGGAACGTATGCCCTACGGCCGATAGCATCCGCTTGCACCGCTGCAGGGCGGCCCCGTGTGCGCCTGTAAACGAGTACGTAGGCTGCGTCATTCCTCCATCGCCCAACATGAACGCCGTGAGCTCAATGCGCCGCGGGTCTACCGTACGCACACCGAAAGCCCCTGCCTTCCGCACAGCGGCCACGCGGGTCCCAACTTCGACCGAGTGAGCCTCCAACCAACCATCCCACACACGTACCGGATGCGTAGTGGCGATCTCCAGCACGTGTCCTTGACGTGTTGTGATGCGTACACCCGGCTTCTCGATTATCGGCGAGATCCAAACAACCTCCCCTTGCGTGAAGTGTGTGCCTGGACGGTCCACCATGTCCAGGCAAATGACCTGTTGCCCAACGCGTATGTTCTTGGCCTCCACTCGCATGCCGTTGGGCGCGTAAAGCGCGGAGACCAAGCTCTGGCACTTCTCGACCTGACGCCCACACATCAGATGGATGCGCTTCGATGGCGTGTCGTAGATGCGTCTCATGTGTCGGCGACCGTTGAAACTGAATGGCACGTGCGTCGGGTCAGTCTCCTTCTGGATGTTCGTGTTCGGCATCCGGAACGCGAACTCGGTGAACTCCGAGGGCATAACGCTCAGCATCCCCGTAGCTTGCGTGCTGGGCACGTCTCCAAAGAGATCGTAGCCACCACACGGGTCTTCGTCGGGAGCCCAACCAGAGGCGAGGATCTCGTCGATCAGCTCTTGCTCTCGCAGCTCTTCTTCAGCATCCTCGTCGGTGTAGGGGATGTCCTCCGAGACCTCTGTTTCAACAGCCATCGTCATGTTTCCACCGAAGCCTACCCACAACCCTCAAGAGCTGCTGAACAATCTCTGGATGAGTGTTCAACGCGCCGGTCCGGTCTTCACCGAAGACGCGAGCATCATCCCCAAAGGAGACAAGCAGAGCTGCTCCATCCGCCTCGCGCCGGGCACCTTGATGCACGAGGTGAAACACGCGCTACGGCGGTACATCAAGGCCTACGCCAAAGACAGCGGCTGGTACTTGAGCGACATCCGCTTCGAGAGGAGCTACCTCGCGTTCTCCATCGAGCTCTCGAGCGCAGCATCAAGCTTGTCGCAGAAGCCCAGCGCGAAGCGCTGAGGATCCAGCTTCATCCCCGCTCCCTTTGCGCGCAGCCACCACGAGGCCTTCTCTTCGGTGTACGCCGCGATCAAACGACGCTCATCGGCGTCGAAGTACTCGCGCGCGACCTTCTCCATCACCTGCGGGAAGAGCTCGAGCCAGTACTTGTGCGGGGTGATCCCTAGCGTGAACGTTCCCGTCGAGGTCACCCAGTGCGGCAGCGCATTGGCTTCCTTGGTCACGTAGAAGTGGTAGACCGCGTCACCTTCCGTGACGGCCACCTCCGCAGAGAAGGTCGTGAGGTCCTCAACCCTCGTGAAGTGGAGGGGTAGCAGGGGGAGTACCCCCTTCTGCTCCTCCGAGACCGTCCTCGTCACCTGGGTCGGGGTCAACTTCGTCGCGGTCATCTTTCCCATCGGACATTCCCTTCATCGGTACGAGCTCGGCTGTATGGTTTCCATGCCCACCCGAGAGCTGACTGAGCGTGGGAACGGGGGCTGGGTCTGTTCGGAGAGCGATGGTCTCCAGACCCTTTAGGCCGTCGTTCGGACGACCCAACGTCTGCTGGATGTTTGTGAGCGTCTGAGCCGCGTTCAACCAGTTCGCGTACTCCTCGGATGCCCGTGGACCTCCGATCATCAGCGCCTGTGCGGCTGCGTGGAAGGTACGTCCCACCAGATCGTCGATGCTCTCCATGATGTTCCCGACGGGAGGCAGAAAGCCAAGAGCCTGCTGCACCGCGTATGCAGAGAACATCGAGTTCGGCATCGAGACGGCGAAGTAGCGCGGGTCCTTGTAGTAGGCACGGCGCAGAATCTCAGCGCGGCCTTTGAACTCCGGGATGGACTCCTCCATGACCTTGTAGCGAATCTCCAAGAGGATGCGGAGCTTCGGCACATCGAGCGCGGTGGTGTCCCAGAAGTAGTGCTTGTACAACCCGACGGCGTCTGGAGTCGCGTAGATCTGGTACGCGTGCATCAACGCCGCAGAGATTGCCAAGAAGGTCTGCCCGCACATGAGCATCGCCTCTATCTGCAACTTGGCGCGCGCATGCTCGAGTATGGAGCGCGACAACCGCATCGTCTGGTCCGGAATGTAGAACCGGTTGATGCCGTTGTCGCAGATGTACATGAACGACGGCTGGTGGCTCTGGTCCGTTGGATAGAAGATCCGCGGCCTGGGCGGCATCTTCTTCCGAACACTGTCGATGTACTTGAGCGAGATGAAGTCGAGCCCGTCGTCGATGAGGCGCTCTTCGATGTCGGACGAAGAGTACTCGTCGGGGTGAACTACCAGTGCTCGAATGTACCGCTCAGCGGGACTGGTCAGGCGCAGTGATGCCACAACCCCAGCAGTACAACTCGCTCAACCGGTTGTAAAGGCCAACTGCTGGAGCCCCTCGATCACCTGCTCTACCGTACGCATGGCCTTCTCGAGCGCAGGGATGGGGATGTTCCGCAGGCCGAGGCGCGCCGCCAAGAGGAGCTCGCAGATCTTCTCCTGGGCCTCGTCGATCTTCGGGAGGTACGAGATGAAGACGCCGAGGTTCTCCGCGTTGAGGAAGCCGAGAGAGAGAACAGCGTCGACCGCC